CGCACGTGTGCGTTGTGTAGGTATTTTTTGAGTTATTTTTTTTACTTCTGGCATAATGTAAGATTATTTTACAAATATATAATTTTTTTGAATTATACTATGATTTTGTTAATTATTTTTTTTGTTGATTAGCAGATAAATCTTGAACCTCGATTTCAGCCTCTTGAATTATCCATTCAACATTTATTCCAGCACTTTCAAACATTGCTTTGTCGGTTTTCATTTGCTCTAAAAGAGTATCGGGATTGTATCCACGACGCTTGCAGGCTTCAGTCCAAGAAACTAGCCCAGATTTTAATTCTAAAATCAAACCGTTCATTTCTTTTACTGGATCTATCATTTCACGTCCTTGCGGCGTCCATTCAGCACCAGCGTTTTTGTTTAGAATCATTTTAATTTTCAAGCCTTCAATAAACCAGCCCCAAATTTTATCGCAAAATTGAGGTATAAACATGTTATACTGCCAGTCTTCAATTTGTCTTTGCGCCTCGATCCAACCCATACGACCGCTGGAGAAATTAACGTTACCCATATCACCAGTTAATTGTTCGTATGTTATTCCATAACCTGCTGCATTTTCTTGCTGATTTTTGGAAACGTACTCCGAAAAACTCGAAGGCGTCGGTGGATTATTGAAAGTAACCGTTTCTCCAGGAGCAAGGCGTTCAATTATTCCGGGTTCCATTCTGTCAATTTCATGCCCAGAAGTAGCTTCTAAACCCCCTAATCCATCCGCAGAATCTTGCTTTGTAGTAAATGCCACGTGACAAGCTGCGACTTTTTGAAGCATTAATTGAGCATCTTTATAATCTGCCAAATCTCGCATAGACAGCATCGTAGAAGTTCCAAACGGAACGCCTCGAACTTGCTCTGGAAATTCTTTGTAAAAAATATGAATCATGTCGTCAACTCCTACGAATTTTGGAGCTAACTTCATTGTGAATTCATTATTTGGATTGTGATCGAAAACCCAATATCCAACACGCTTACCCTGACTATTAAATTCAACACCTTGAACTACATAATTTCCTTCACGCTCCGAAAGCATGTATGAATTTTTTGTATGGTCCACCATATGAGGTGCCAATGCCTGCAATTTAATGGGGTGTCGAGAATTTGAGTCTCTACGCTTCAAAACAAACATTTCGCCTTGCATCGCAATATTTCTCATGATTAGAGATTGTAACCCATATTGTGTAAAAAATCCATCAAAATCACATTCAGTAGATTCGGCCCAAGCCTTCCATTCGTCTTTGATTTTTTGAATTTCGTTTTTAGATAAATTAGCATCTGATTTTACAGGCGTAGGCATTATTCCGGTTCCAATAACGTTATTTTGAATCGTACGAATCGCCTTGAATATTGAAGCGTTGTTTTTGTATCCATCAACTGAACGGTCACGCAAAATTTTTAATGATTTCTGAATGTCACTATTTGCATTGTCTGAAGTATTAAAAGAAGTCCAACCGTCACCACGACGTCCTTTGGTCGCTCCTTCATAAGATCTTATTCCAGAATTAATAGTTTTTTCTATCGCTCTAAATTTCGCACGTTCAGCTCCTAATTCAGGACTAACGGCAGAAACTATTTTATCTAATAAATTCATATTTTAAATTTAATCGGTTATCGGCATCTATTGGTTCCTTTTGAAAAACTAGCGTATTTCCTGCCGTTATTTGTATTTTGTTCTGGAAATAAACAGTTTCTCATCATTAATTGAATACGAATCATTTCATCTAATGAGCGATAAACTACTTTTTTATCGCCATAGGTTACTTCTAATGCTCCGCTAGATATCGCATCACTTAGTATTTGATACTGAGATAGTGTATATTGAGTACAAGCCATTGTTTTTTTTGTAAATATATAAAATTATTTGATATAAATTAAAGTAGTGTTATTTATGCAATTTCCATTCAATCTAGCCATTAATGTATTCCAATTTAAATTTAAACATTCCGATGCGTATCTAGCAGAATAATACTCTATTCCAGTAGAAGTATCTAAAACTTTCTTACCATGAGATTTTTTTAAATTTTCAATATGTGTTTTGGAGAATATAATTCCTTTTCTAGCTTCGCTTAAATTTTTTCTAGATTCTTTTGACATTATTTTTCCCATTCCTCCTTTTGAAATATTTTTCTTGTGCGTTTCGGAAAGAGATTTACCGGAGTGAGATATTTTATTACTATTACTTATTTTTAATTTCGTAGACTCGCTTTGTTTTCCTGATTTATCTTTAGAAGCAGTTAGTCTACAATTTAAACCGTTTTTAGTCAAAACTTTAAATAGGTCTTGGTAATATCTTTCGCTACAGTTTAAATCTTCAATAGGGCATTCTTTAATTATTTCAAAAACGTGATTTTCAACTCCGTATTTTAAAAATGAATTATTAAGCCTAGTTTGTTGTATACATAAATCTTTTTTGTACTTGTAAATTCTCCTTTCTATATCTATACTTTGTCCAATATAAATACGATTTGAAGGCGATGTTATTTTGTAAATTCCTATCATAAATTAAAAAAAAACCTGCAAATCAAAAGGTGGACGTCTTTATCATTGCAGGAATTTATATAAACCTTATTACGGCGTCCACTCCGATACCGTAAATATACTAATAAATATATGAAAAAACCTCGATAAATTAATACCGAGGTTTTTATTTTAAAAATATATCAAACAGATACTGTTATTCACTGATTGTTTTAAGCGATTTTACTCCACAGAAAGCATAAAATTATTTTTTATACCATCGCTTTAGAGGTTTGGATTATTTTATCATTTTTATTTTTTTTTAGTTATAAATTTAAAATGGAATGTAAACTTTTTTAGGTTTTGGGATTAATTCTGAATATTCAAGTTTTATCTTTTCTGAAATTGCATCCCTGATAAATTGAGCTACATTAATCTGATAACTGTCTAATTTTTTTAAAGTTTCATGTTGAGCATCCGTAATTTTTATTACTTTAACTTTTGTATATTTTATCATTACTAAGGAATTAAAGTAATACTTTTTTAGCGGTTAGCGATTAGTTGTAGGTAAGTTTGCTCAACTTTGTTGCCAAAGTTACGTCGGTTATTTTTTTACCTTTAAACTGTCTAATTTTATAGATTCTATTTTATCCTCCATAGAAAAATTAAACCCAGTAGGCTTATAATTATCTATGTTTTTAAGAAAAACATTTACGCTATCTTTTGAATAAAAAACACGTTCTTTTTTTTCTTTAAAAGTTTGCGTGTGATAAACAGCGCAAGAGATCATTGATCTGTTTTGCGTTCCAAATTCCGATACTCTATTTGCATCAGGACAAGGAGCTGATTGGATTGAAACTACAATCCAAGTAACAATATATTTATACATAATTCGTGATTTTAATAAACCTACCTACAACAATATATTGTACTTATAGCTAGATTTTGGTTTAATTTATTGATTAGTAATTCTTGTTTTTATTAGTCTTTAACCGTTACATTTTCTTGTGTCAGGTCGTTACAAGTACAATAATTAACGTTAGGCAAATATAAACACTATTTTTAAATATCTACCAATAACCACTTCTTTTTTTAACTTCTTTTTTTTCTGGAGCTTTAGCTTCTGAAATTTTCTCTAAAATTACTGAGCTTTGAGCTTTTATTTTGTCCCATGTATCTTCTTTGAATCTATCTATTCCAATAATATAAGCAGCTGCACGGGCGTAGTTCCTGACATCCAAAGCCTCGTTTCTTGCTCCTGATTTTTTAGTCCATTGGTATTCTGCAAATCCTTTTTTATTTATAACCTGTTCTTGCTGTTCAGCCGTAAGCATTTTAAAATAATGACGGTCGTATTGCGGGAAGTGACAATACCCTTCTGGATAAACTTCAGTTAAACCGTCTTTGCCTTCAACTTCTTTAGACTTAAGTTTTAAAAATCCATACAGCTCTGATTTAAGCAATGAAGTTCCTAAATACCAAATCTTACGTCCTTCTATTTTTTTACCTGATTTCGCTACATTGTACGCTCTTGGAGGCGAAACCATCACATCTTTAACTGAGTCACGCCCCATAATAGGGACTACTTTTGAATACGAAAACTTAGAAACGAAATCGTAAACAGTAGAAGTTTTATATCCGGCATCCACACAAGTCAAATTAATAGACATCATAGATTCACCACATTCGTATTGCTTTGTAATCTGATTTGAAAGCATTTCCCAAACTTCTGGCTTTGATGTGTCTCCAACGAAAACAAAATACTCTATTGACCACGTTTCACGACCACGACCCCAACCAACAACTTCACCTTCGATACGGTCGCCTTGAATATCCACACCCATAGTAAGAAAATAAACGCCTTTAGGTATCGTTCCAATTTCGTATAACTCACGACGGTTATACAAGTTTTCGCTGTCGGGTGCATCGCCTTTAATTTTAAATGTTTCGCCCAAAACAGTATTTACAAATGTTCGGTATTTATTTACATCGTTTTTTACTTTCAAGTAATCTCGAATTAATTCTTCCCAACTATAAAATCCTGCAGGACTATAAAGTGCCGACAAGTGATAAGAAAATTTTCTTGGACTACTCGAAACCGCCGTTGGAATCCATACGCCATTTTCAAGCATAATAGTTTTGTGACGCTCTTCATGTAAGAATCCACATTCAGGGCATGCCATTCTAGTCGTTTCCGGTTTTCCTTCGTCATAAGTTAAATATTCAAATTTGAATGTAAACTTGTCTCCACAACCTTGACACGGTATGTTATAATAACGCTGGTCTCCATCTTTAAATTCTGCATTGATTACGCTTTCTCCTTCGTTTGTTGGCGTGCTGGCTAAAAATATTTTTCTATTCTGAAACGTTCTCGCTCTTGCACGAGCCAAATCTACTGGCGAACCTTCGGCACCTGCTGATAATGGAAAACGATCAACCTCATCCATCATAATTT